TCTGCAACTGCATCTGTGTTTACACAAAGACCGGCAATATCACCGTTCAATGGAATCCAACGATATACATTGTTGTACTTGTCAAATTGATATTTCCAATTAGAATCGGCAACAATATAAGATGAACTAATATTCAATACGTTTTGGAAATAGTTTACAACTGAAGATGCTTCATTACCATAATTCTGAACAACGTTTGCAGAAGGTGGTGAGAAGAAACCTACGCAATCTTGTCTTGTAGAAATAATATTGCTATAGATGTAATTCTGAACAGTTGAATCAGCATCACCAGTTAAAACTAGAGAAATGTCGATGTGTTCTTTATTTGCAAACAAACCAAAAGCAGTTTCTAATGCAGAGTCTGCTGGTTTTGGATTTGAACCGCCAGATAAAAACGCATTTTCAACTGTTGATAGCTGTACGAATGATGTATTTGCTGTTGTTGAACCCCATGTTGCATGAGTAGCAGAATACTCTGGTGGGTCCATTGCGTAGATATACTTAGAATTATTGAAAATTACTTGTTTCCAATAATTTGAATTACCGTTTATTGTAGCATCGAAGCCTTTAGAAACAAAACCAAATGTCTCTAAAACTTGTCCAGCATTACCGGTAATTAAACCACCAACGTCAGAAACGACAATATGAATCTCGTCATTTGATGCATTAACTTGAGAAGCAAATGCTGAAGTTCCTGGTGCGGATGTGAACAATGATTTGTATTGCCAGCTGTTAAAGTTTGAATTATTTGATGATGAATCGCAAACAGAAACTTGAATTGAGTTACCTAATGTGCCTGCATATCTTGCGGCAAAAGCACCATAAGTATTTGCTGAGCCATTGATATAATTTGTTAGATATGCATCTTCGTTTGCAATCTGAATGCCACCGGAACCTGTTAGTGTCAATGCATTGTTACTTTGATTAGTACCACTTGCGTTAACTGCACGAACCACATTTAGATTATTACCGTATGCTAAGAAGTTAGCGGCAGTAAAGAAAGCAGTTGCAGAGTTTGCATCTGGTGGTCCAAATGTGTTTACTAAAGTTGTTTCGCTGTCTATCAGCATAATGTGATTGGCTGGACCCCATTGAAAGTCGCCAGCAAATGCACCAGCAGTCGTTAATACTGATGGAACGACTGTTGTTAAGTCAATCTCAGTTGTATTTACGCCTGGAGAGATTTGAATCGCCATTGTTTTCTCCTTGAATTATTTTGTTCTTTTTGGCAGATTGTACCAATAAAGGTATTTATGCACCATCACTTTTACATGCGGTTAATTGAATCACGCATAAATCTGCTGTAAACTGGACTTCCATCAGCAACTTCCCATAAGTCACCACCTACAAGTTCCAGGTCATGTCTCATACCGTCATCCATAATAGGTTCAACGACTGTTTCATCGTCAAATTGATTCATATTTTCAAGCTGGACTTGTTTTCTTAGGTCGTGAGCAACGATTTCTTTAAAATATGGTTGCGTGGTAACCCATCCAAACATGACCAAACCCATTACCAAGTCATCATTTGCACCCTGTTCAGCGGCAAAAGTGTTCTTAGTTTCTACGAATGTTGTCAATTCTGAGTATGTTGCAAAGTCATTGATGAGTAATTTGTCACCTTCAATCAAAGTTTTTAAGTTAGAAGTACCAATTTTCTTAACTTGTGGTGACATTTTGAGTCCTAATTGAACTCCTCTAGCAAAACCGGCAGACAACTGTTGTGGTTTCTTGTTACCGGTAAACACTTTCCATAGATTTTCGTATTCTAAATCTGCATGTAAAGTATCTGCAATCTGTGGTGTGTTGTTGATTTCTACCAGTACGTAAGCATCATTGTAGTATCTGGCCGCATTGTAAATGACTGTTGGGAACAATAGCGGTGTAATAGATGAACTCTTATAAGTTGCCACTTGTTTATAGGGTAACTCTGATATGTCAATGACCGAGAAAGCAGAACTATCTAAATTCTTACCTTCAGAAACGTCTACGACAAGACAATATAATCTATCTTTAACGTATTTTATACCGTCTGTTTTGATAGGATGCTCGTATATCTTCATCAGGTCATGTTCTGCAATCGCATCCATGTACCTTAACTGTGCTAACTTGTAGCCAGAAATCAAAGTATTTGAAGAACCTAAGAATTCTGTTTCAAACTCCTGCTGGAACTGACGTAAAGAAGTGTTACGTATTGTTTCTTCTTTCCATGCCTCAGTTCTACCAGGTACCATTGACCAGTGAATCTCAAATGGTTTGTAACCGTTCTTCTTACCGATAGCATCCATCCATAACTTGTAGAACAGGTTCATACCGTTAGGTGTAGAAACAATAATAATCTTAGATGTTTTACCGGAAGAGATTACAGGATAAACTGAGTTAAAGAATTCTTCAGCAATATTATTAGGAACGAAAGCAAATTCGTCCAAGAATACAATGTTAAATGAACCACCTCGAATTGCAGAACTTGATGTTGATGCGGCAATAATCTTAGAACCATTCTCTAGTTCTACGTTACCTTTGTTCCATGTGACGACACCTTGTTGTAACCACATTGGTAAGTTTTCATATGCAAGTTGATACTTAGCTAAAATATCTCGTGCAAGAGAACCTTTGTTAGCTAGAACTGCAACTGATTGTGAATCGGTAAAGATTGTAGACCAAAGAAGATAAGCAACCGATGTTGTTGTTTTACCAACCTGACGAGGACATTTAGTAATAGAGAAACGATTTTCATGGTAGACTTTAATCATTTCTTTTTGAAAGTCCCACATCTTAAAAGGTATCAGACCTTCGTCAACGTTAACAATCTTAATATAATTCATCGCAAAGTACACAGGATCAGAAGCACACTTTGAGTATTCTTCTGCTTGTTCTTGTGTATATGGGTGCTCTACTCCAACTTTCTTTAGTAACGGATTGTCACGGTAGGAGTCTTTACTTGCTGTTGCCATTAAACTTTACCTTTTAGCAACTTATTAAAGTCTGCTGTTGTACCTACAAAAACTGCTTTGTCAATAGTTGTTTGAGCCGCTTCTGATTTTGTACCACTAATCTCTCGCATTTGTTTTTGTATGCTTAGAAGTTCTTTGTTTGCTTCTGTCATATTCTTTAGTAGAGTACCATAGACTTCAAATGCCCTTGGGTGTTGGCTGTTCTTTGCAATGTTTAAAATCTCTTCCATCGCATCTTTACCTTGGTCTATGATATGCTGTAGATTATCTTTAGATTGCTGGTATGCATCTTCTAAATCGTGTTTGAGTTCTTCATTTGCAACAGGCACCTGAGGTTTTTCAACCTTTACAATTTCACTTGTCTTAGGTTCTATGTCAAATATTTCAGTCATATTCTTATCAAGTTTGTCCATTTTAAGTCTCTGATTCAGTTATTATGGTATTATATAGATAATTAGAGTTTGCTGTTGCTGTGTTTGGTGAAGGTGTCGTTACAGTATTTGCATATAGATGTGGTGTTACCACGAACGACACAAAGTTATGTGATGCATTTGTAACTGCACCTTTGACCGGTTCATTAGAAATGAAATTACCAGCAACGTCTGATGCAACAAGAATGTGTGTTGTGTTAGACCATTGAATAACTGTTGCAGTTGCAGATGCGGTATTTAATGAATACCCTTGATAGACTTTCTCACCGATTTGATAATCTCCAAGCCCTGAACTAGACATCGTAAACTGTACATCTTCACCAGAAGTTGGATTGCTAAAAATGTTTGTAATTGACGTTGTAATAACGTTCGCAGATGTTGTACCACCATATATAAAACCTTTTACTGTGAAATTCAAAGTCCAAATAACCATTCTAGGATCGGTATCTCTGTTACCTTCGTAGATGATTTCTTGGTCTGTCGAATTTAATATGATTGGTATCTCTTTTGTGATACCCATTTCCGGTATTAAGTTTAACTTAATTGTATAATCTGGTGTGAAATACGGTAAAATATGTTCAATCATTTGAGTACCGTCTTCAATATTTCTTACATAAATGTTTAAAGAAAAGTCGAAGTCATAAGGTACAGGATTATACTGAGTTGACATTGAAGAACCGTTTTGAGCAAAGTTCTTAATATTTGTATTTTGTTTTCTACTTGAATCATACTTGAACCCTGTCATTTCAAATGACATTCTAGGTAAAGTTAATTGTACTTTTTTATCTAGATTAGGATCGCCTTGTAGACGTTGTACATACAATTCTTTCTGTGCATATGCAATAGGGACAAGAAATCTTTCCGCTTCAGATTCATCTGGATTGTATCTGACAAGCGTAATATTATTAAACAAGTTGCCAAAACCGACAACAAGTTTTCTGATTACTCTATTATAAAATACATTTGCCATTAGATACTACCAAAAGGATTTGATTCTGAGAAGTCTATGATAGTATTAGCGTTGTTTAAAATCAACTCATTATCATATACTTCTGTCTCTGTGTTGTTTTGCATATCATCATAAGTTGTAACCGTGTATGTTGCATTACTTGTGTTGCCAGTTACAATTACACCATTAGCAAATTCACCAAAGATATTACTTACTGTTAATGTGTTAGCACTTGGCATCCATTCTTGTACTGTACCGTATGCGTATGCGTTCATCAATGTATTATCATGTGATTGGAATGCAACTTCTTGGTGCATATATGTGCCGTTTCCAGTTGAAATGTTGACATCAAGGTCAATCGTATAACCCGATTGGGCAACAATATCGTCCACACCTGCTGATCCTGTCTGTAGAACTTCTTGTGAGTATTTGAATTTCTCCATTTCTAACTCATAGAAATATGGATATTTTCTTCCCAACATAAAGAAGTCTTTAGTTTGATTGACAAATTTGATTTCATAGAGTTCACCGGTACCGTTTAAAAATGGTATATAAACCAAATCACCTTCACGAGGTCTTGTAAATGTATTTTGGGGTACTCTTTCGTTGAATGAACGTCTAGAAACCAGAA